TTGTTGCCCGACGAGAGCTCCGACTGGAGAAGCCGCTCCAGGGCCTATAGGACCGGCATACCCGCTTGATGGTCTGCCGCCAACTTCCTTGCCGATAGCAGTTAATCGCGTCTTACGTTCTTCCTCATTAATACCTTTAAGTAGTGCTTGTCGCTCTCGTAATCCTGCGTTTAGGTCCGCTGTAGCATCAATGTACTTTTTAGCGGCAATAGCAGCCTCTTCAGTATTTAGTGCTACAGCATTAAAGGCAGTTGCGGCTTTTTGTACTACGTCCTGCAGATTGTTTATATTTCTGACGACACCGCCGGAGCCTATATTTTCTATGTAGTCATTAAGGCTATTTATTAACTTTGATGTAGCAGAAATCTCATTTTGCAGCCGCTTTAGTTCTTGGGCGCCGCGTACCGCAATTTCGATATCGGCTCTGTAGGCCACGGCGTTACATCACACTCTGGTACTTCAGTTTACGCGACAAAAAAGCCGCCGGGTTAGTGGCGGCGTCGGGCCTTGTCGATTTCCTTCTGTTGGTCTTCGTTCAGGATTTGGAAGTAGGCGCTCCAGCCAAGGAGTTCTTCGGCGGTCATCATGCTGCGGACTTGGCCAAGGCTGAGTCCCAGCTCTTTGGCAACGCCGAATTGGAGCATGAGCCAGTTGTCCTGGCGAATCTCCTTGGCTAGTTCTTGGGGTCGATGGGTTCGGCGTCGTCAGTCAGGATGGCAAGCATCAGAGCTTGAAGATCCTTGTCCTTGACTTCGTTTTTGAGTACGTCTACTTCGCCGGGACTAAACAGCTTTGTGCCGTTTTCGTCAAGGGCCTTGGCAATCAGCAGTTGAAGTGCGAAGGCGTTGGCGTCGTCGGACTTGGCTTGTTTCTGGGCGCGTTCCCGCTCAGCCATTGTTAGAGGCGCCACCCACATTTCAAATGTGCTGCCGTCGGACAACTCAACTTGCTTTTTGACCGGCTCCAGGTTCGCTGCTTTGCGCAGGCGATCAATGGCGCGGACTGGAATCGAGGCAGGCATGAAGTCCTGTGCTTTCTCGGACTACTGTAGCGGACTAGACACAAAAAACCCCGGCGGTTAGACCGGGGTTGCTGAACCTACTGCTCCAGCAGCCTATCAGGACTTGGAGAAGTCGAAAGTGGGCGTGCCAGCGGGACGGAAGTTGACGGTCACCGATTGGGCGTCGTCGGGGTTGATGTTCAGGCTGGCAGAGGTCAGCACAGCATCGAAGCTGATCGAGCGGCTGAGGGTTTCGCTCAGAGTACCGCCGCTGAATACGCGGTCCGTGTACAGCTTGAAGGCAGCGCCGTTCTGCTGACGCTGCAGCACGTCTTCGATCATGCGGTTAGACAGGGCGGCATCTTCATCGGTCATATAGACCGTCGCAGTACCAGTGCCATCGCCGAAGCCGGAGATATAGCTGCGGAAGGGCACGTATTGACCAGGGGTTTGACCGATGGTAGTGACATCGATTTCAGCGCGGCTGATCTCGAAGTTCCAGTCGCGGACTTGGCCGACGACGGCGAAGTCGGCGTAGTACACCTCGAACTCGTTGGGGGCAGCCACGGTGCCATCGTCGGTGATGGGCAGGATGGTGCCGCCGGCAGAAGTCGAAACGGTGAGCGCACCGGTGGCAGCGGTGTAGCTCAGCACGTAGTAGGTGGTGGCATCAGAGATCGGTGCAGGCAGAGTGCCGGTACCGGTGCCGCCGGTCTGGCTGTTCACCACGCGGAACTTAACGGGATCGCCGACCTTAAAGTTCAGGTAGGGAGCAACGGTGATGACATCGGTACCGGTGTTGACACCAGCCTCACCGAAGGTGCCAGTCGTGCCGGCGGGTTTGTAGTAGAGGGCGCCGGACGTGCCGGACAGAACAGTGGTGGCCATTGGCGTACCAAAGATGACGTTTGTGGGCGGGCACTGCCCGGCTTAATACAGGTTAGCGCCCGCTACAAACATTTCCTATGACAACACAGTTGCTTGGAAAGAAGTCTCGATCCGAC